GCCACCGCCACCACCTGATGGAGGAGAACTTGGTGGACTACTTGGTGGAGAACTTGGTGGACTTGACGGAGGTCCCATAGGTGGTGAACTTGGTGGAGAAGATGGAGTTGTGGTTCCTGTTGGACCAGATGTAAACGATGACTGTTCAATATTAATTGATGTTGTAGTTGACGTAGGATTAAGAACAGATGCTCTACTTTCGGCAGGAGTGTCGTATATTATAGCATGCACTGAAGTTGTATGTGCTGCACCTACCATCTTTACTCCCTTTGTAGGATGAACATGAAAAGCACCATAATATGGTTCTCCATTTACATAACCAATAAGATTATTTCTAGGTGTAATGCAATCAATGACCTGTTTTGTTTCACCCTGATATGAAGGTCTAGGACTAATCTGTGGTTTTATAATCGCACCGAATCCAGTATCTGAGTCAATGAATAACCTAGGGAAATTTTGAACAGCGTTGACATTTGTTAATCTGGGATTTGGTGGAATTACATTTAATATCCTACCATCATCATCTAAGAATTTTATATATTCATTACCAGCATTATCAGTAATCTTATCATCATCTGTATAACCTTCACCAGGACTTACAACTACAACATGATCCACGGTATACTCATTATCTTGCGAATTATTGTCAATGACAGGATAATTTTCTCCAGGTGTTATCACTACTATGTCAATTACTTGTTGGTAAGTTGGTGAAGCAGGATCATAATCTATAATAGCTTTTGCACTAGCACCATATCCCTGTTTACAATTATCAGTTATTTCTACTAATGGTGGCACTGTGTATCCTTGACCAGGATTTGTTAATTTAATACCAATTAGACTTCCAGTCTGTTGTGCAAGTGATTCTCCAACTAATGCACCGATTATCGGTTCTGCTAATGAACCCTCTCCATCTGACCCAAATAATTTAATTTCCATTCCTCTACAATTAGATGGAGGGGATGCTTTACACTCACCAGTGTAATTAGGATCACTTACATCTGAATTCATAAAATCAAATTGTCCAAATCCAAGTAATGATCCAAGAACTCCGCCTGGTGCACCTGCTGCTTCTTGCAATGATTGTGCAGCATTTGCAGCACTCATTATTGCTTCACCAGCTACACCTGGCATATTCATTGGTCCTTTTCCTAAACACCAAATACTTGATTTTACATCTGCTGTGCCTGGTGCAATACATTTTATTGCCTCCTGTATTCCAAGTAAACCCTCTGCCTTTCCTCTAAGATTACTTATCATATCAAACCCACCTAATATTTTACCAACCCCACCAAGTTCTGGTGCAAGTTGATTACCAATTCCACTTATAACTTTATTGAAAATAGCACCCATCAATTGCTCATTCATACATGAAGTTGGATTTTGCACATTATCAAGAAAAGATGTCAACAATGATCTTACGTCTTTCAACATTGTATTTCCAATAGCCTCTGTAACACAAGGTGCTTTCTTTTGTAAAGCAGCGACTGGACCTAAAAGTGCTGCTTGTGCTGCTGTACCTGCTTTCTTTGCAATCGCAGTATTTTTTGTTGCTGCCACAACTTTTGCGAATACATCACCATACAATACATTTAATCCTGTATTTAACTTCGGTGCAAGAGATGTCATAGCATTCTTTGTTAAGTTAGTTGTAAATGTATTTGTTAATGAAGTAATTTTTTTTGTACCATCATTTAGTATTTTATTTTTTAAATTTGGTGCTGCATTTTTATATTCATTTGTCATATTTTGCACTTGAGCCTGTATTGCTGCTCTTGAATTTGTCCCACCAAGAGCTATACAATCTCCCATTGCCTTTGATGCAGAACGATATTCTTTTCCAGTTGAATTTTTTAAATTGTTAATTAAATTTTGATCTGCATTAATGATTGGGTCATCAACATCTCTATTATCATCTGATCCTTCATTTTTTACAATAATTTCTCCTTCTGGTTCAGTTTCTGGGGTGTATCCTGAAAAAGGTTGAAAAGGTGATGGTGGTTCTTTATTGACAACATATTTTGAATTACCAATTACACCGAAAATAGCTGGTTGTTGTGCATCATCACCATCTAAAAAGAATCCAACTACAATATCTCCTTGTACAACTTTAATATCTTTCTTAGTACCATTCTTTCCTGAACCATGATTAGTAGGGAGTAAAACCAATGCCCAAGGTAAATCTTTATCTGCAAGTTCCGTTGTATTTTGAGGATGATATCCCATTATACGAACTTTTACACGATTACCCCAAGCTTGTGGTTTTTTACTCCATTGAAGTGCCCAAGTCTCTCTAGGTGGTATTTGCCCTATCCACCAGCGGAAACCATCTTTTCCAAGAAAATTACTTTTTAATAGAAGATTTTCAATCATTTATCCTTTTTCCCCGTAGTATCTCTCATTAGTTTCAATTTTGTAAATGAACCTCTACCCTCATAATAATGAACTAACTCTTTAATCATATATAGACCGCTTTGCTCATCATCTCTTACTTTTACTTTATCAACAGTGATTTTCGCAAACTCTATTTTCATTACTGCACCAGCAGTGAGAAAAGTATTCAAAGGTATTGTTGCCTCAAGTATTTGAGTGAAAATTGTATTATATCTCATCATTGCCTGTGAGTGATATTGCATTGGATCTGCGTTTTGTTTTAATGAATTTTCATCTTTCTCTTCAATAGTTCCAAAATCTAAAACACCTGTTGTATATCTTGTTGGTAAATCTTCTAGCGTTTTATTTTGATCGTCAACTGGTGGTAAAAATACTTCAAAATCTCTACCTAAATTTTCCATTTTTTCTGCATAGTCAGATGTCTTAAACCTTCCCTGTTCAGGAGAGGTAAAAGTTGCAGATACTGGATTATAATAAATTCTATATGTACAATATGCTCCTTTTTGTAAATTCTCAATTAATTTTTGATTTCTCACTGTACTGAAACTCAGTATTTTATAGTCTTTATTTGGATCCTCATTATCAACAACGCCTGGTGTATAAGTATATTCTATATCAAATGGATCTCCTGATATCAAACTATCAACTGATCTGAAATGATATCCTTCTTTTGTTTCAAAGAAAAAATATCCTGCTGTGGAACTTTTTCCACCTACTTCTGCAGGGACAGATTTTGTGCTCAACCATGTGAGAATATAAAATGGTTTTCTTAAGTTTCCAATAAAACCATAAGGATTTTGTGTTGGATCGGCATCAACTTCTTTATCACTTATTAAGTATTTCTTTACTATTTCCTTTACACTATCAGAAATTTTTTCTGATGATGGAAATTTTTTACCTACCCTAGCAGTCTCATTGGTTATCGCCTCCCTTGATACAAGATTTAAGGTAAATGATTCTCTTTGCGAATCTATAAGAACGTTTGTAATTGATGCTATGTAAAATTCATTATTATTATTTTCAGTAAATTCTAAACCAGGTCCTAATCCTGTGGAAGGAATTTTTATATTAACTTTCTCACCACCATTCAAAGGTAGACCATTGTAAATTGATGATACTTCATTATCTTCGTCTGGTATTACATTACCTGTGTTTGCAACTAAAACTTGTGCAGTTAGCATTGGTGATAATACATTCTCAAAATAACTAAAACTCACAACACCACCTCTTATATCAACAGTTTTTGTACCGTCGTTCGATCTTATCTCAAATATTTCGTAAACGCTTTTATCTTGTGCTGCCATTTTAATTCATTGCTAAAAGAGTGCTTTGAAGTTCAAGCACAGTTTGTGAACTTGATTTCTTCTTTGAAATAATCATTGTCTTACTAGAATTAGTTAAACCTGGAATAGATTGACTTTGAATATTATTCTGATTATTAATAACAAAAACTGTTTTTGATTTCTTGGGTTTTTTTAAATTTATTATTTCTCTACTAACAGGAGTTATTGCCATATCAGCATCTGATGTTTTTACACCTTTAATTGGATCACTTTTCTTTTCCTCTTCTAAAGTAATTCCGCCAGGACTCGAAGTTGGAGGAGGTGAAGAAGAAGACTTAGAACCTGTGCCAGTTTCAACTTCTGAGAGTAATTCATCTATCACACTTGAATTCTCATCATTTACAATCATATCATCTTGTTCTTGAACTTCACTCGGTATCAAAGATGATTCATCTACACCCAAGTTCATCCCTTGTATCTCTTCACCTTGTGCTACTAATTCATCATTTGGAATAATTGTTCCACTTTGTTCAGGTACAAATAACTCAGAAGTTTCATTTAATGACCCATCTGGATTTTCTCCAACAACATATGGGACACCTTTCACAACATCACCACCATTTGCCCTACCCTCAATTTCTTCAGAACCTCCAATTCTGTCTATATCACTTTCGGATAATTTCTTTGTATCATCTAATTCCATGGACTCTTCATCTATGCCCAGTTTTTTTGCAACATTTTCAGCATTATTAATATCTTTATCATTTGCAAATCCAGTTATGGCCTCTGCAAAATCTTTATTGATTTTAGTAAGATTCTGTTCTGTTTTATCAAATGTATCTTTTATATTCTTATCATCTTCACGAAAATCAAATCTTTTAAATATACTAAGGAAATTATCAATACCAGCACCCATACTTTCAAAAAAGTTTCTCATTCCCTCTATGAAAGCAGTAAAAACAGCAACTACCCTGTTTATGAAACCAAACAATTTTTGAAAAGCCTTTATTATTTTTGGTAAATTTATTAATGCCCACCCGACAATTAATGTTCCTAGAAAATCTAATATTCGACCTAAGAATCCCCTTGTGCTTTTTGTTATAATATTACCCTGTCTCTTTGTAACACCACTTATATTTGTTGCCTCTAATTCATCCTCCCTTTGCTTTCTTAAAACATTTTCTCTTCTTTTCCTAAAGAATTCTGCATCTTGACGAATTAAATTACTCTTAAGGAGATTTGATTTTCTTGTTTCTTTTAATAACTCATTCGTTTGTTTGCCAAGTGAAACTAATCCTTGAGACAAACTAGTAATTGATTTACGAATAGAATCAATTCCAATTGAGGATTTTTGTAGAGAATTTCTTCTTATTGATTCACTCATGGTCCAACTCCTGTAAGTGCAGTAGATGTAGTTGCATGAGTATTATTATTATCAAAATCAATATCAGGAACAGTGTTGCCAGGATTATCATCCACACCTCCTCCAACTTGACCTGAATTGCTGTTATTTTGTTGACTTAAATCAATAATCTCAGTTTTTTCTTCACTAAATTCACTTATTTTATTTGCTGCATCGAGATTGCCATTTTTCACTGCTTCAATATTATTTGAATTTGCGGTCACACCATCAACTTCCTTATTATCTTCTTCTTTATTACCAAAAACTTTTATATCTTTCATTCCAAGAGCATTCATTATCTTCTTAGAAAGATTTTTCATTACTGTTTCACCAGCAAAACCACCAATTAGAGCACCAATAAAGGCACCAGGACCTGCACCAACACCACCAAATAATGCACCTATTGCCCCTCCAGCGATTGCACCAACTTTTGCACCTGCCATAAAACCAGCTGTTGCTGCAAGTGCTGACATCAAACCACCATCCTCACTTAATAATTCGCTAAAGAAAGTTATAAATGGTCCTAATGCTTTTCCTAATAATTTACCAACACCAACTTTGGGAAATCCCTTCATGAGATTTTTTGCTTTTGAAAGGATTCCAGTTGAGCCAACTGCCTTTATACCATCATCAATTAAATTTTTACCTCTGTTCAAAAAACCTTTTGCTCTTCCAAGTAATCCACCTGTTCTTGTAGGATTACCCATCGCACCCATATTTGAAGGTTGCCCAACTAAAACTTCTTTTACTTTTTGATAACTTTTCTTTACAGGATTTACAACTCTTTCTAATATTGGTTTTGTTTTAGTGAATACACTTTTATTCTTTCCTAATTCTATTGCAGCATCCGCATTCATTGTCACTTTTGATGCTACTGATCTACTTAAATTTTGACTTCTTAATACATTTTTTAATCCCTTACCTTTACCACGAAATAACAAATTGATTAACGCTTCACCAATGGCAAAATCTATAACACTTCTTACAGTTTGACCAACACCACCCAATCCACCAAGTTGACCAGCTCGTCTGACAAGTCCTGCCATTAATAATCTCAAACCAAATAAAGATCCTTGTAGCACTCCACCAAACGCAACTCTTGCAATATTACCTGCAAATATACCAATTAAACCAACAGTTTTCTTTATTCCTATCTGTATGGCAGTCAAGGAACCTAACAGAATTGTTAATCCACCTAAAAATTTTACCTTTAATCTGTTTATCTTATCAACATTACCCTCAGCCATTGCCTGAAGTAAATCAATACCAGTTAATGTTAACCAACCTCCAGCCAATGTCAAAAGGAATTGAGTGAGTCCACCTAATATATTTTGTGTTTTTTGTCCTATTCTCTGTAGTGGTTGTGTTAAAGATGATTGTATTTTCTTCTCAAGCTCACTCTCCTTTCCCTCTCTTAATCCTTGCTCTGCTAATATTCTTTCTCTTTTTTGTTTTGCTGCCTCTCTCTGTCTTTCTAATTGCTGATTTAAAACTAGGTTTTCTTTGACTGACTTTAAACTAAAATCAAGAGATGATATCTGTCTTGATACGTTTGTTAATTGACTTGATACTGATGTTAGTTTTAATGACTGCTCCTGTAGCAAATCAGTGGTTATTGTATCTGATTGTAATGATTGTGGTGCACCAAGAAAACTAGAAGAAATATTTCTCCTAACTGCCCTTATTCCTCCTGATATTGGTGAACCGAACTCATCCATTACGTTCTTGTTGTGCTTTTAAGTTTTCTTCTTCAATATATTGTTGGAGTAATGAAACATAAATTTCTCTCTCCCAAGGTATCATGTTTTCTAGCTCTGTTAAACTATATTTATGGTGCTGTATCAAAGCAAAATTCAATTTATAGTATGACACAAGATCTTCATGTGCCATACTTATCCGAAAAAACTTTGCAATCCCTCAATAACTATCTCACTTTCTACATTTGTATTTGGATTAGTTACCTTTACCTTATGAGACAACTTTGGCATTGTATCAAAGAACTTTTCAATTTCTTTGAATTGACTAGAATTCAGTGACTCTAAAAAATCTACTAATTCTTTTTTTGTACAATCCTCTTGAGTCCAAGACTCTTCTTCAGAATAAATTTGGTCGATACAAGTTGCAATTAGTTCAAAAGTATCATCCACATTTATTTGACCACCAGTAAAATTAGATTTTATAAACTCGTTTAATGAAGGGTATCTCATCTTAAGAGTATACATGTCATCTAACTTAATATCTGTTGAATGACCATCTACTCTTTGTACCTTAATAGAATCAATATTAATTGATGTGGGTACCTGAGTTTTTTCATCATCAGGACAAGTGACCATAACCTCAATCTGCTCTCCTACAGATTTACCACGAACATTTAGAAACAAATATTCAATATCAAAAGTAGAAAGTCTCTCTACTTTGATACCTTTTGTCAAGATGCATGAGGATAAAATACTTTTGACAGCATTTGCAATCTGAGTTTGATCTTGAGATTCTAAGGCAATAATCAAAATCTTCTCTTCTTTTACTAGAAAAGGTCTATATTTAATTTTCCTATTAGAAGATGGAAGCACCATCTCATAGGTAGGTGTCGAAATTTTTGGTAAAGGCATAATATTCTAAGCACTTCAGTGTCATTATTTATAGTGGTTTATTAAGAGATAATCGCACCACCACCTAAATTAACACCACCTAGAGTCTCTACACCAGTTTGACTTCCCGTATTATTTGAACCTGAACCACTTGTTGGTAAACCGTTAGTGGTTACTTTATATGGACCATATGCTGACTGATTAAGAAGATTCTGATTATCAGCAACTGATCCACCATCTCTAATTGGATTTTGTAATCCGAATATCTCATTAAATGCTCTTCCTAAATCTCTTGCCAATGATGATGATTCACCACAAATATACCTATCAAAACTAAATGATGCAGATGCTTTTAAAACCTGTGAACCTTGATAAGATACTCTTGTGGAATTTAACGCTATTGGGAATAAACCTATAAAACGATATTCTAAAAAACGATTATAATCTCTCTCAAATTTAATGATTTTAGTTTCATTTGATTTATATGTCTCTGGGTAATTCAAAACATAATGATAAGCATCACTTGTTAAATTTGTATTTGCACCCGTAATATATTCCATCCAATGCTCTAAAAACTTCATGGATTTATATTCATTATCTACATAAAATTCTAATTGGATTTGAGTGAAATTACGTGTGTGTGCAAACCTCTCAACTACTCCTTGAAAATCTCCACGAGTATCAAAAGATGCTAATGCACTACCTGGCAAGACTGCATCACTACATAATAACCCTGCATCTTCTAAAACAAATCTATCATTCACACCCTTTCTTCTTAAGAAAGAACGTAGTCCATTTGCAGTTTGACTATATGGTAAAGCAAATTTAACAAGATAATGTGAACTCTGTGCTACATTTTGAAATCTTGGTAAAAAATCAGATATTGGTCTCGGTCTTGGTGCTGGCACTCTAAATAAAATTACATATCATATGTATTTAGATGTCTTATAAGGGAAAATACTACCCCTCCTATCCTAGAAAGTATAAAGGTGATCCAACAAATATAATTTACAGGTCACTCTGGGAGAGAAAGTTCATGGTATATTGTGATAAAAATGAGAGTATATTAGAGTGGGCAAGTGAAGAAATTTCTATTCCATATCGTTCCCCTATTGATAATCGAGTTCACAGATACTTCCCTGATTTTTATATGAAAGTTAAAGAAAGAGGTGGAAAAGTAAAAAGATATGTAATAGAAGTGAAACCAGCAAAACAAACAAAACCACCTGTGAAACCAAAAAGACAAACAAAAGGATATATTCGTGAAGCATATGAATATGCAAAGAACCAAGCAAAATGGAAAATGGCACGGGAGTTCTGTGCTGA